GTAGCAACACGTGGAGCTTACTTAGTCAGATCAGCAGGTATATGTTCAGGTGGAGCAGCAGTTTTCCCAGTTTCAGGAACAGCTCAGGGAGTTGCACCAGTTCCAATAAATGCAGCCTACTCTGGTACAGAAATAGGAAGGTGTATGATTCCATCAGCAAGTGGAACAAACTTGTACACACTCGTAGATTTGAGGGTATAATGGCATTCAAGAAAATACAAGAATACATATCAACAGATGACGGGACAGCAGGAACCCTGTTGATTCCAAAGCTTATTATGCCAACATTGATCGAGGAAGTGGACAAGAACCTTATTCCACGAGAGTTGGCAGCAAGTGTATGGGGACCAAACCAGATAAAAGGAAGCAGTTTCACTGTAAACCTTGAATCTGAAGGGACTCTTGACATTAGAGAGGTAGGAGAAGGAGCAGAGATTCCATTAGATGCTATGGGATTCACAACCGTCACATTTACTCCTGTAAAATATGGTGTAGCCATAAGAATTACAAGAGAGATGATGGAAGATTCCCAGTTCGAGTTATTACAGAGAAATATCAGGACAGCAGGAAGGAGATTTGCCGAGAATGAGACAAAACTCATCTTGACAGCACTTGATGAATCAGGCAATGATGTATCAGGTGGAGCAGCAATTACAATAGCAGATATTACAACTGCTATGCAGAACTTGGAAGATAATGACTATACACCAACAGACATGCTGGTAGGAAACGAAGTATTGAACGACTTGAGGAACATCGACACATTCGTAGAGGCAAACAAAGCTGGAAACACCGATATGCTTAAGAGGGGATTCCAGGGAACCATCTATGGAATGAACGTTGTAAGGTTTAGCTCAAGTTCTAAGGCAGTTCCAGACGCAACAAATTCCAAGAAGTATGCTTATGTCCTTGACAGAGAGCAGGCTTACGGAATAGCAATCAAGAGAGACATTACAGTGGAAAATTTCGATTTACCTACATATGACATGCAGGGTGCGGCTATTACACAGAGAATCCAGGTAAAGCTTCTCAGGGCAAACGCAGTCTCAAGAATAACAACAAGTTAATTGTTTTGATTTTTTGTTACTTTTTTAATTTTTTTTATTTCGGAATAAAAAGTAACAGTCGTCAGACTTAAAATAATTAAATCAGGAGAAAAAGATGGCAAGTTTAAGAGATGGATTGGGAGGCGAAGAAGTCCAGATTAGCGGACTGCAGGCAGGAGGGACAAACATAAGTCCTTACTGGACAGGTTCCATTACAACAGAGAGCCAGATTAGCGGACTTAACGTATATGCGAATGGTTCATTAGTGGCCAACAGAATCAACGATGCAAACGGCAACATTCTAAGTAATAGCACTGGATCACCAGCAAGTTATGGAATCAAAATACAGGTTGGAACAGTAGCCACAAGTGCAGGTTCAGAAGGAACAATAGAATTCGGAACACAATTCACAAACGGTAATTATATAGTTACCCTAACTGCAGGTTCAGACAATTCTGGAAAGGCACCGTACGTATCTGGAGCAAGGAACGTCTCTGGATGTGAAATTGTAGGAGAAGCATCCACAACATACAATTACATAGCAGCAGGACTATAAGCCATCATTTGATAAGATGGCAGATAGTTTGAATACTATAGGAAGTATAGCAAACCACATTCAGAATAGTTTTAACAACATTCCTGTGGGTTTGTCTGGAACGCACTTAATTGAAATTGTAGATATGGCCAGACAACATGTGGAAAATTATACTGGTAACGCCATCGGATCTAATTCTATTTCTGAAAAATACCAACCTGCTATTTTGGACTTTGCAAAGGCAGACGTAATAGACATGATAGTAGCTCAGGCAGGGGGAGAAGAAGTAAGACTCGCTGATTTAACAATCAAAGAAACTGGAGAAGTGTTATCAGCAGATGCATACAGAAAACTCGGCGAAATGAAACTGAGGTCAATAGGCAGAAAAATACAAGTTGCAAGAAGCATAAGCTAAAATGGGAATAAAAGACACACTCTCTGCAGGGTTTGATAGTATTCTTAATAAAGCAGGCAAGCCAGTAAGAGTCGCATATTTCACCCAGACAATCGGAAGCGTATGGGACGATGAGGTAACATTAGTAGAATCAGGAACAATCTGGACATCTGGAATAGTGCTTCCATTGAGCAGAGACAAGGGATCAACAGACGCTGCACTTTTAGAACAGGGAAAATTAATAGATTCAGACTTAAAATTATTTGTTCATGGAAGTTTGGTCATAGCAGGAAGTGAAGACGCAGTCAGAATAAGGTTAGGAAGCCCAACAGGAGAAGAATATACGACTATTGTGCCTCCAGGAATAGCCCCAGAAGTTCAAAACCAGTCAATCTATAGGAGAGTCTATATCAGAAGGCTCACTAACGGATCATTAATAGGAGAATGAGCATAAAAGTAGAAATCAAAGGGATTGAAAGAGTGAAAAAATATCTCAAATCAAAGCAAGAAGAGGTAAAATCAGACACTCAAAAAGGATTATTTAAGGCTGGAGTTTTTATGCAGGGAGAGGTTAAAATGTCAATCGCAGGAAGAAGAAACGAGCCGACATCAGTAGATACTGGGAGATTTCTTAACTCAGTTGATGTTTCTGTATTAAAAGACAAGGCGATTGTTTTTTCTGATGTTCCATATGCAAAGTTTTTAGAATTCGGCACAACTAAAATGGGAGCCAGAAGGCATTTTAATAACTCAAAAGACAGAAACAAGTCAAAAGTAAGAAAAATTATAGACGATTCAATAAGTATATAACAACTAACTCAAGTTATTTAAAGTAAATAGTTTATTTATCTTGGTGCACAAGCGAGTGTACAAATATCCAAGCGAGGAACAATGATAAATGTAGCAACATTCATACGTGATGTACTGTTTTTTATAAAGAATGATTTGCAATCCAACATTACAGACCCACTTGGAAGCAGGTCTGGGAGTTCTGCATTTATTATGACAAGTTTTCCTCAGAGAAATGTAAAATATCCGTTAGTCACAATTAAAGTAACAAACCAAGAAGCGACGAGAGCAGGAATGCAGACAACTGCAATGGACGTAACTGTGACACTTGAAATTAGGATATGGGCAAGAAACCAGAAAGAAAAAGACACTCTATTCACTGAAATTTATGATAGACTGAGAACAATACAATTTGCTACTGGAGGTTCAATAGACAATAACTTGCATGACTTTACACTATTAAGCGGAGTAGAAGTAGACGAAGAAGGTGCAAGAGGAATCAAGTCAAGAATCATGCAGGTGCAATATAAATTCTTTAATGTTACTTAAATTGAAAGGAGGTTAAATGGGACGATACATAGCAGACCAGAATAAAGTAGTTGGAATACATGAGAGTGGAACTTATGCAGTTCCTATGACGGGAAGCAGCTTCTGGATAGGCCAAGTGACAGAGAATACAATAGACGACTCAGAGAATTTGTTGATAGACAGATTCTTAGGGACATCTACAAGAAACTATGACACAGTAGAACAAGGGCCAAGAGACATAACCGGGACACTTACATATCATGTGCAGAATATGAGATTGCCATTCTGGGCAATAGGTTCAGTATATGATATTTCTGGAACCAACAGTCAGCACATTGTAACAGAGATTGCTACAGACTCAAGATTGAATCCATTTGTTTCAGGCACAGGAGACTTGAATCCACCTATGAGTTTTACATTAGAAGACTCAAAACAGGCACCTGGAGCAGGAAAAAACTTCATTCGGACAGTCAAGGGAGCAACACCTAATGTAGTTACAATAACAGCAACCCAGGGAGAAAAAGTCACAGCAGAAGTAGAATATGTAGGGCAAACACTCGAATTCACGTCTGGAGCAACAACAAGCGTCTTAGAAGAAACAAACAGGCCATACTTATGGAGTGACTGCACACTTACACTGGCAGGAAGCACCATAAAAACAGCCAAAGAGATATCATTTGAAATCAATAACAATATAGAGCCACCACACTACTTGAACGGAAGCAGAGACATATCAACTCCAATTTTGCAGGAAAAAGACTATACACTGAATGTGACTTTGGACTTAGAGGCAGACGATGCAAAGATGTTGTATGAAACATTATACAAGAATAACGGAAGCTTTAACGCAGTATTTGACTTGAACGCAGACAGCTCAGCAGGAAGCCAACACGCAATATTCACACTTAGTGGATGCAGAATCACAGCAATGGACAATCCGTCAACTAATGAAGGACTTACAGAATCAACTATAGAAATAAGACCAGAAACTGTATCTGCACAGGAGTACGCAAGTACTTTGACAAGTGGAATTTTCAATCCTTACTAATTTTTTATTTAAATAAAATTTTGTAAGGAGGTTAAATGGAGAAGAAAGTCAAAGTAGGTGACAAAGAATACACCGTCAAGGAAATTAAGTACAAAGACATAGCTGAGCTTGGGGACGCAGACACAAAGGAAGCAGCAAGATTGCTAATGAAACTATCTGCAGGGTTAACTGATGAAGAATATGACGAACTCACTATGAGAGAAGGCATAGAACTTCAAAAAGCAATTAATGAACTTAATGGATTGACGGATTTTCAGAAACCTCTAACCGAGTAATAAGCGAACTGGCAATATGCGACCAGTTTAAGTGGACTCTTGATTATGTTAGGAATCTCAGTTTGAGGGATTATTTGGCTGTCAAGAAGTACATGAAACGGTTAGAGGCAGAACGCAAGAAAGCTATGAGAAAATCTAAAAGAAGATGGTAGCATTTGGACAAAACGTAATTGAGATTATAATAAAAGCAAAAGATGAATTTTCAAGAATACTTGATAAAGCAAATGTTTCTGTAAAAGATTTTTCAAGAGCAGCAAAGAGAGCAGGTGTGGCAATAACTGGATTTGGTGTTGCAGGAGCAGCGGCTATTGCAGGGATTATTAGCCAGGCTGGAAAATTTGAACAGACAAAGACAGCATTTACTACATTTTTAGGCAGTGAAGAGGCTGCAATGGCCAAATTAAAGGAACTTACAGACTTTGCCACAAGAACACCATTCACTGTTCCAGGAGTGGAAAGGAGTGCAAGGCAACTATTGGCCGTTGGGTTTGAGGCAAAAGACTTGATTCCTGTCTTAAAATCTGTTGGGGACGTGGCCTCAGGACTTGGATTGGGAGAAGAGGGTCTACAAAGACTTATATTAAACTTAGGTCAGGTTAAGACTCAAGGAAGACTTACAGGCAGGGAATTGAGAGATTTTGCTGTTGCTGGAGTCCCATTAATTCAGGAATTAGCAAAGAATTTTGGAAAAACAGAGGCACAAATAAGAGAAATGGTCTCTGCTGGAAGAATTGGTTTTAAGGATGTTATAAAGGCATTTGAAACTATGTCTGGTGAAGGAGGTCAATTCTTTAACTTGATGGAAAAACAGTCTAAGACATTTCTCGGACAAGTATCAAATATAACTGACAGCCTGATTAAACTTGCCAGAATAATGGGAGATGTACTCCTTCCAGTAGCCAAGTTCGTTGCAGACATACTCCAAAAAATCATTTCATTTCTTGAACAACATCCAACAATAGCAAAAGTTGTGGCTGTAGTGTTGGCATTAGCTTCAGCATTTGCACTTATAGTTGGGCCTATTTTGTTACTTGTAGGATTTTTACCTGGGATTGTTGCAGGGTTCTCTATGTTGATCCCAGTGATTGGAGCGATAACTGCAGTAAGTCTGCCTTGGCTTGGTATTTTATTGGGGATAATAGCAGCAGTGACAGGAATAATCTTGGTTATTAAAAACTGGGGGAAAATAACTGACTTTATAAATGCAAAGATAAAGCAGGCAGGAGATGCAATCAAGGAAAAATTCAACAAAATAAAAGATGCTGTGATGTCAATGGTGGACGCATTAAAGAACGCAATAAAGGTAGTTATAAAATTCCTTGGATTCACTTCTGGAATTGGTTTGGCTGTAAAGGCAGTCAGGTCTCTCACAGGATTAGGAAGAACAAAAAAAGTGGGAGATGCAATAATAAGACCAAATGGCCAGATAATAGAAACAGACCCAAGAGACACATTAATAGCAACCAAGGGCGGATTTGGTGGAATTGTAATAAACATAAATGGAGGAACATTCAGTTCTGAATCTTTCGTAGAGGAAATAGACAAGGCACTATCAGAAAGAATCGGAACAAAGCTATCAATATGACAATAAGAACAAAACTGACTATAGGAGGGACAGAATACAAAGATTACAAAAATTTAAGAGTAAGCCGGTCTATCGGAGATTATAATTCAAGCTCAGAGTTCACTGCAATCTTAGATAGCCCATATGGAAGACACAAAAACGATTTTACGGTGGGAGATGAAGTAGTTATTAAAGCAGATAAGGACTCAGACCCAACTACAATTATATTTACAGGAATTTTAGAAAAAATAAACTTTGATGGAGAAGGAGTAAGCCAGGTTGTCAGGTTAAAAGGAAGGGACTATGCAGCAAGACTTCAGGACTTGACTGTACAGCCGATAGTCTACACAAACGCAGAAATAAGCACTATAGTTGCCGGAATCCTTGCAGATAACCAAGTAACCGACATCACAACAAACAATGTAAATGTAACATCAACAACACTTGAAAGAATAGCGTTTAATCATAAAACAGTTTTTGAGGCACTTTCACAGCTCGCAGAGTTGGCAGGATTTATATTCTGGGTGGACGAAAACAAGGACCTTCACTTTGAGGAGAAAGCATCAACAAGCTCTGGATATACTTTAGACAACACAAACATCCTCGGAATGAGATTTGACACAACAAGAGAAGGAATGGCTAATAAAATATGGATATATGGAGACAGATATCTTGCTGGTTTTAGGGAAGAAATCTCTACAAACGGGGGATCTGTTTATACTCTATTGCACAGGCCACATAATGCATTTATAGAAGTCCTTGGAAACCCCCAAAAAGGAGGAGTCTATCAATTAACAAATCTTCCTGTGTCTGGAGTAGATTATTTAGTCAATTTCTTTGACAGAGAGATAATATTTGTGTCTGGCACAGAGTTGGGATATAGCTCAATTCCACCAAATGGAGGCAGTTTTATAGTAACTTACGACCGAGACATCCCAATAGCAAAATACGGGCAAGACGATGTGAGCATTAATTTATATGGACCAAAAGAGATGGTAATAAACGACAAATCAATAAAAGACCCAACCACAGCAAAAGAGATTCTTTTAAAGAAATTAGAGGAATCAAGCCCATTAAACCAATTTGAAGTGGATTTAGACGGATGGTTTACTTTCAATGTTGGGGAGACGGTTGCTATGGTTCTTAATGATTTTAACATAAACGAAAGTGAACTCACAATCCTGAATATTACCTACACATTCGACAAGAACACAATACATAGTGAGCATGTAATTAAGGTAAGATTAAGCAAGAAGATATTTGATATTACAGACAAAATAAAGGATCTCGACAGGAGATTAAAGGGAATTGAAGCCCAGGACCTACAAGATACAGACGTATTGACAAGGTTATTTTTTAATATAGGAAGCCTTATGGTAATAGGAAGTAGGTGGAATGTTTATACAACAAGCATTGGGACATCGTTTATTTTAGGGCACCCAATAAACGGAAGATTGGGGAGTTACTCAACTCACGTATTAGGAGAATCTAAAGGAGCAAAGACACTCGTATATTCAGGAGGTTATTATTTTTAAAGGAGGTAGAAGATGGTTTTTACAAATTATGGAAAGCAGGCTGTTGCATGGGCAATAGGAAGTGACATACCTAACAACTACATAAGCTACTTTGCAGTAGGCAGCGGGTCTGGAACTGAGGCAGTGACGAACGTAACTCTGGTCAATGAGTTTAAGAGATTTCCAATTACAGGAAGTCCTGACTTCACAACGGACAGAAAGGTTATTTTTCAAGGGGATCTCTCATCAATTAGTGCATCCGGACTTATACTGAAAGAATGGGCAATGCTTGCAAGTGGAACAGCGTTGACTGGAAGTGTATGGCAGAGAGAACAATTAACAGGGTCTCTCGTATTTGATGGGACACTCGAGTTGAGCATAGAAAACGCAATAGAAGTTGTTTAGTATATACACAATTAATCAAGTTATTTAAATGAAAAAAAACATAAATTAAGATGGCAGGAAGTATGGTTTTCCCAAAGGTGAATGGGGACAGTTTATATGCAGAGGAAGTCAATTCACTTCAGACTAAGTGGGTAGGAATAGGAAGCCCCACATCTGCAATCCAAAATACCTCATGGACAGAGTTCGGAGCACCTTTTGCTGGGTCTATTTCAGCACCAGGAAGCCCAGCTTATTTATTAATTCAATTCACAGGAGACGTAACGGCATACCTCGACGTGAGTTCAACAGACGAGGCTTATCTTAGCTTTAAGATAAACGGAAACGAAGTCACTGGAGGAAGTGGATTGAGATTTTATGATGGGACAGTAACCCCTCATGAAAACGTGAACTTGAGGTGGATAGAAGGTGTTGATTCTGGATTAAATACTTTTGCCTTGATAGGTGCAACAACAGCTGCAGGGTCAATAATTATAGTAACTTTAATGTTTAAGATGGTCAAACAAATGTTTTACAGGGACAAGTTGCATTATCTCAGGAACGTTTATGGATTGGCATTAATCTTATTTGGTGGAATTTGTATGTTTTTTGGATGGAAAGCGGCACTCGCTGGAGTGGCATTATTCTTTTTATGTGAACATATTGCTCTATGGGGAGAGTTCAGTTTCTGGGATTTTGTAGGACATGAATGGATAGGATTTATTATTTTGTTGATAATTTCAATCTGGTCAAAATCTTTCCTCATTTTATTAATTCTCTTGGGAATCCTGTTGAATATCAATTTTGACAAG